CAGCTTCACGAACGCGTACTTCGGTCTCGTGAGCTGCTACGCGTATAACGATTCTTCGTACTCGAACTCGTACTACGGTGCCCGCCTTGCCTTCAGGGGCGAAATCGAGGTCGAAGAATAGGGTGCGAAAACGTAAAGCGACAGAGTGAGAGTCCGTAAGGACTGCTCACTCTCCGCTTAAAAAAATACCTACATTTTTCTTCGCTTCAGAAAAAATGTTGTACCTTTGCCCTGCCGAAAGGCAAGGTGGATGGCTCCAAGGGCGTTGTGTGCTTCGCTCTGGCAACAACACGAACGCGAACAACGGTCTCGTGAACTGCAACGCGAATAACGATTCTTCGAACTCGAACTCGAACAACGGTGCCCGCCTTACCAGCAAGATACATCTGCTCATAGAAGCAGATCGTAAATCATTCCTCTACCATGGTGACGAGTCATCAACGGCACGAGTGAGGAGCCTGAGCCTCGGCAAAAGCAGTTCCTTCCTGCTTAAGGAAAAGAACTGGAAAGCGGAAACATAGCAAAGTGTCCTGAAGGCATGGACGAGAAAAAAGAATTTCCTCTTGATAACCTCATCTCAGAGATAGTGGATGATTGCAACATGTTCGATAGCTTCGATTATGTTATTGGTCATCTCGAACACGAAGACCAAAGAAAACACTATCTTCCGATGAGGGATAAGTTTGTAAGGTCGTCGCAGAGAGAAATCTGCGACGGCTCTTTTCGTATTATCAGAGACGAGGTGAAGACTATTCGTGTGACTGACGGTCCGAAGATACGTTACGTACAAGCTCCGCGTGTGTATAAGAGAGTAGGCATCCATGCCATCATGGTAGTGATAGAGAAGTACACATACCCTACGCTCATCAAGAACACGGCAGCAAGCATCAAGGGACGCGGTATGCATTGGCTCCATCATATTGTCATGGAGGACCAGGCTAATGCTCCAGATGTTGCATATTATCACCAGAATGACATCGAGCATTTCTATGATAATATAGATCAGTCGTTGATGAAGAAGATAATTCGCAGGTATGTATCAGACCCTGTGTTGCTGCCTATCCTCGATAGCTTTATAGAACTTATGCCTCGAGGTCTATCGAAAGGGCTTAGATCGTCGCAGTGTTTCGCTAACCTCTATCTTTCATCTGTCGATAAGGTCATGCTGCAGCATGTAGACTCTTATGAGTCTAATGGAGAGGTGCGATATCTGTATTACAGGTACTGTGACGATGTCGTGATATTGTCGGACAGCAAGAAAAAGCTTTGGCGACTTCGAGATGTCTATGTAAATGAAATAGCCAAGTTGGGCTTGAATCTGAAGAATAACGATGCCGTGCGACCAGTGAGCGAAGGACTGGACTTTCTCGGATTCGTCCATTTTGAAGACTTCTCTTTCTTGCGTAAGAGAATTAAACAAAATGCTGCAAGAAAGCTACACGAGGTTAAATCGCGAAAACGTCGGCAACAGATTATTGGCTCATTCAAAGGAATGGCATGCCATGCGGACTGTAAAAATCTATATAAAAAACTAACAGGCAAAAACATGAGAAAATTTAATGAGATGGGTGTGGCGTACACACCAGCTGATGGAAAGAAACGCTTTCCTGGCAAAGTTACAAGGCTGAGCAATATCAGCAATAAGACAATAGAGATCCACGACTATGAGACTGGGGTGAAGACTTCACAGGGTGAAGACCGTTATGTGGTAAGTTTCCGTGACAAGCAGCCAGGCGACTGGAGTAAGTTCTTCACGGCAAGTGAGGAGATGAAGAACATCCTCGACCAAATCAGCGACATCAAAGATGGCTTTCCCTTTGAGACCGTGATCGAGAGTGAGGTGTTCGATGGTAATAAAATGAGGTATAAGTTTACATAAAACCTGTATTTTCAAAATAGTTCGTGTATTCCTATCTTTGCCGCAAATTAATGTGACATGGAAAAGATTAACGGAATACAACAAATCGGTCTTCGACGATATGAAATCTTCTATGATTTCTCTCCTGAGAGAGAGTCGGAGTATCAGCTAAGGCAGGTTGTCGAGCATAAGCCTACAATAGAGGAGGCTAAGCAGATAGTTCTTGGACATATCAATACGGTCGTCCAGGAAAAGATACTCCAAAAGCTGACATATCAAGGCTACATGGTATGGCTCTCAGCCGAGAATCAACGTAATATCACCTTCGCATACGCCATGGCTAAAGGAGGTGACCTCACTGTCTTGCCGACGATAAAACTTGGGAGTGACGAAGATTTTATCTATTACACGTTCTCATCAGCTGAGGAGGTGATAACTTTCGCCACAATGGTGCAGGAGCATATCGAGGACTGCCTGCAGGAGGGACGTGGGAAAAAAGATGAGATAGACTGGAACGATTATGTAATATAGTGCGGTATTGGTGCGGTTAACTCCGTGCCAGTATCGCACTGCTATAATATGATATCATGGAATCAATAAGACAATTTCTGGTAACGCTGATGGTAGCGGTAGTGGCTTTCTTGAAGCCGATAGAGGGTGAACTGTCATCACTCTTCCTTATCTTTTTCCTGAATTTCTTCTTTGGCTATCTTACTGGATCGATAGCCAACAAGGAAAAGTTCGACTTCAAAAAGGCATTTCGCTGCATAGGCGAGGCAACAGTGTTCTTCATCCTCTGCCTGGCAGTATTCCTGCTTGGCAGGTTCAAGGATCAGCAAGCCGGCGCTCTGCAGTGTGTGTCCTTTATAACCTACGTCATCATATATCTGTACTCTACAAACATCCTGCGGAACTTGCGGAAACTGTTCAAGAAAGATACAACACCATGGCTCGTGGTGTCTTTCCTCTACTATGTCCTGCGCTTCAAATTTGTGGAGCGCATACCATATCTATCGGAATATCTTAATATTAATAAGGAGGTCAGCAATGAAAGTAGAACTAAAGAGAGTGTTTAACTGTCCAACATACTGCATTGGACACCTGTATGTCGATGGCTTGTATGTGTGCGACACTATAGAGGATACTGATAGAGGTCTGTCGCAGGGCATGCCTTTAGCTGAAGTGATTAAGAGAAAGGTCAAGCACCAGACAGCCATTCCTACTGGCTCTTTTCCTGTGGTGATGAATATTGTAAGTAATAAGTTCAAGAAGAAGAATTACTATATGAAATACTGCCGCGGCAAAATGCCACGTATTCTATCTGTACCAGGCTTCGACGGTATCCTTATCCACCGTGGTAACGACCAGAACTCATCCTCTGGATGTCTGATAGTAGGATATAACAAGGTGAAAGGTAAGGTGGTGGAGTCGCAGGCTGCCTTCGAGAAACTCTACGAGATACTGGCATCTGCAAAAGACAATATTTCAATAACAATAACACGCACGTATAAGGCTTAAGTATGAAAGACGAGAACTTTATGATTCTGTATGCCCTGATAATTATCGGGCTCCTTATTGCTCTCTGTGGATGCAATAGCGTGAAGTATGTGCCTGTCAAAGAGGTGCACACCGAGTATATCACACAACATGACACTATCAGACAAAGTGATTCTATCATACGTGAGCATACGACTATCATCAGAGAGGCTGACTCCACACTACTTGCCCGCCTGGGGATGTGGACTCCTTCTCACGAAAAGATCTTCGTTATTGAGAAAGAGAGCCACGAGAAATCAGCGACCGCAAGTGAGAAGGTAAAGGGAAGGGAGGTTCTTAAGACTGACACCATACAAGTACCATATCCTGTGGAAAAGAAGCTAAGTAGATGGCAGCGTTTCTGTTGCGACTATGGTAAGCTGATGCTTGGTGCTACGATAGTATGTCTAATAGCATTGTCATTTCTTCTAATAAGATATATTAAACGCAAAATGCCTTAAATTAGTGAAATTAGTTTTTGTATAGATTTTCGTCCTGGGCTGTGAAGTTCGGGACGTTTTTTTTGATATATTATTCAAATGTTAATATTTGATAAATGTTAGTATTTATTTTGATAAATGCTTGCAAGTATCAAATAAAATCCTTATCTTTGCACCATAGAAATAAAGATAATAACAACTTAATCCCCAAGTCCCGGAAGGGCACCAAGATTATGAAGACTTCAAAGTACAATGCACTCAGCAACATGGTAGCAGCTCCTTTCAGTGTTTCAGGTATCCGTAACAACAGCCAGGAGCAGTACATGCTCAAAGAGATTCTCCGCTGTGGTTTCGTTCACACTGGCTACTATCAGGGTAGCGGTCGCCACTCTAAGGCTGTGGATTTGACTTTCACAATCTCAGCTTACCTCGACAAGATGGGTATCGCCCATGAGACTGGCAACAATGCTCCCCGTGGTGGTGTCAGTGGTAACTATGTAAAGGTTACGATGCCGGCTTTCCTGAAGGAAGTGAAGAAGGTCATGGCTGAAGAAGCTGCCAAGCGTGAGGCTGAGCGTAAGGCTCTCGAAAAAAAGTACGAGGCAAGCAGAAAGCACCAGGCATGGGTAGAGGAAGAAGCTGCCAAGCTGAACATCGAAGACTACCGTGAGGACATCACTAAGATTTACACCGAGGTTCTCGGTTATAAGCTCCCTACTTCTGAGTATCAGATTAACAACCTCTCTCGCAAACTTCGCGGCAAGGTGGCATGGAATCTCTCACACATGCACAAGGGCTTCAACATTGAAGTTCTCTGCCAGGCTCTCATCAAGTATCAACTCGTAAAATTCTAAAGACTATGACACCAAGAGAAAAAAGCATCCGTGAAGAAGCCATCAAGCGCAGCGCAAATTGGTGGTATTGCGACAACATCCTTAATCATCCTGAGCAATGCGGATTGCTCAGGATGGACTTCCCAAGAATCTTTATCCTTATCCGTGACGCTGACACCAACTACTGGGCAGACTTCAAATCATGGAAGGATGACATTATCGAGGTGAATTTCTTCAACCCATCGGAACGGGCAGAAGCCGACCTTGACGAGATTCTGACCGACGCATGGAATTTCCTTGCACTCATTGAAGAGGAAGAAGAAAATCAGTACGAACTAAATAATGGTTACGAAGATGAATACTAACGAAGAAAAGAAGCAGCACGGTGGGCGTCGCCCTGGAGCAGGGCGACCAGCCAACGACAGAAGCATCGCCCTGTCAGTACGCATCACTCAGGAGGCTATGGACATCCTCAATGAGCGCACTAAAAATAAGTCCGAGTTTATCGACAAATTAATCAAGAAATCCTGATGCGTGAGCATCGGGGCTAAAGGCACCTACTGACCTTTTATCCTGTATTTTCAAAAGGAATTCATAAACGGTATTTTTGCATAAATCAAATATACCGTTTTTTTATGGCAAATACACAGAAGTTCCAGGCTATAATCGAAGTGAACAGCACAAAGGCTCATGCTGAGGTAGAGCGCCTGCGCAAAGAGCAGAAGGCTGCTATGGATGAGATAATCAAGCTGAAAGCAAAAGACTCCGGTGCGACAAAGGAGCAGATAAAAGCTGCAGAGCAAAAACTGAAGGTTGTC